TGAAGTCAAGTTTGACATATCTCAGATTAAGCTTGTTACTCTGGATATTGAAACTACGTCTGAGCAGGGTTTCCCTGATGTGGAATCGTGCGTCGAAGAAATTCTGGCAATCACAATACAAGACTATACAACTAAGCAGATCGTTACTTGGGGAAGTAAACCCTTTAAGAATGATAGGAAGGATGTAACCTATTATCATTGCCCCACGGAGTATGAATTACTTACATCATTCATAAACTATTGGATGCAAGATGTTCCTGACGTGATTACTGGATGGAACATAGAGTTTTTTGATATACCTTATATTTGCAAACGTCTTCAAAGGGTTCTTGGTGAGAAGTTGATGAAGAGGTTCTCTCCTTGGGGACTTGTGAGTGAGGGTGAGATTGTAAAGATGGGAAGAACTCATATCACATTTGATATTGGTGGAGTGACCCAGTTAGATTATATTAATCTATACAAGAAGTTTACTTATAAGGCACAAGAATCTTATCGTTTGGATTATATTGCCCAAGTAGAACTAGGCCAACAAAAATTAGATCACTCGGAGTTTGATACTTTTAAGGACTTCTACACAAATGGTTGGCAGAAGTTTATTGAATATAATATAATTGACGTGGAACTTGTTGACCGTCTGGAAGACAAGATGAAACTGATTGAACTCGCATTGACTATGGCATATGATGCTAAAGTCAATTATAATGATGTGTTCTATCAAGTAAGGATGTGGGACACCATCATCTACAACTATTTGAAGAAGAGGAATATTGTTATTCCCCCTAAGAATAGATCCCAAAAGAACGAAAAGTATGCAGGTGCTTATGTCAAAGAACCGAAACCAGGACGCTATGATTGGGTGGTCTCTTTTGACCTTAACAGTCTGTATCCTCATCTTATTATGCAATATAATATCAGTCCAGAGACCATCAGGGAAACTCGACATCCCAGTGCGAGCGTTGAAAGGATCTTAAATGAAGAAGTAACAGACTTCAATCCAGAATATGCTACATGTGCAAATGGAGCACAGTATAGGAAAGATGTACGTGGATTCCTACCAGAGTTGATGGATAAGATGTATGGTGATAGAGTGGTCTTTAAGAAACGAATGCTTCAAGCAAAACAAGAGTATGAAAACAATCCATCCAATGCACTTACCAAAGAGATTGCAAGGTGTAACAATATCCAGATGGCAAAAAAGATTGCCCTTAATAGTGCTTATGGTGCTATCGGCAATCAGTACTTCCGCTATTACAAACTTGCTAATGCAGAAGCCATTACTTTGTCTGGCCAAGTATCCATACGTTGGATAGAAAATAAAATGAATGCAAAGGTCAATAAGATCTTAAAAACAGAAGGTGTTGATTATGTTATTGCTTCAGATACTGATTCCATTTATCTTAATTTGGGCCCTTTGGTTGAACGTGTATACGAGGGAAGAGAGAAAACTAATCAAAGCATTGTTTCGTTCCTTAACAAGGTGTGTGAAACTGAATTTGAACCTTTTATTGAGGGTTCTTACCAAGCGTTGGCCGACTACGTAAGTGCGTATGATCAAAAGATGCAGATGAAGCGAGAGAACATCGCAGAGAGGGGTATATGGACTGCTAAGAAGAGATACATTCTGAATGTATGGGATAGTGAGGGTGTTCGATATGAAGAACCAAAACTAAAGATGATGGGTATTGAGGCAGTTAAATCATCCACACCAGCACCTTGTAGGGACATGATTAAGAATGCCCTGAAGATTATGATGAATGGAACAGAAGATGAAGTGATTGACTTTATTGAGAAGTCTCGTAAGGAATTTAAGGCACTTCCACCAGAAGATATTGCCTTTCCTAGATCAGCATCTAATGTAACAAAGTATCAGGCTCATTCAACAATCTATGCAAAAGGAACTCCCATACATATACGTGGTGCATTATTATACAACCATTATGTTAAGAAGCATAAGTTGGATAATAAGTACTCTCTCATTCAAAACGGTGAAAAAGTCAAGTTCTGCTACCTGAAGAAACCTAATATTATTCACGAGAATATTATTTCGTTTATTCAGGATTTTCCATGTGAAATTGGTCTTGACAAGTATATCGACTATGACCTACAATTTGAGAAAGCTTTCTTGGAACCCTTGAAAATTATTCTTGATGTAATTGGTTGGAATGTAGAGAAAACTGTAAACCTAGAACTTTTCTTCTCCTAATGGAATTACCTATCAACGACAAGGATTTGGCAACAATTATCAGTGCTCTTTCTCTTGGTGGTGATGCAAGACTTTATCATCTTCTAAAAGGAGTAAAAGAAGACAGAGCACTTAAACTTGAACAGAGGACTACTTAATGGATTTTTTGAAAGATATTGTAAAGGAGATTGGAGATGACTTCACCCAACTCGCATCCGATATTGACTCGACTGAAAACTATGTGGATACAGGTTCGTACATTTTTAATGGACTTGTATCAGGTAGCATATATGGTGGGGTATCTGGGAACAAGATTACTGCTATTGCTGGTGAATCTAGCACTGGAAAAACTTTCTTCTCTCTCGCTGTTGTTAAAAATTTTCTTGACTCTAATCCTGATGGGTATTGCTTGTATTTTGATACAGAAGCCGCAGTTAATAAACCCCTATTGGAATCTCGTGGAATTGACTTAACTAGAGTTGTAGTTATAAATGTAGTAACTATTGAAGAGTTTAGATCAAAGGCACTTAGAGCAGTTGATATATATTTAAAGACCAACACAGAAGATCGCAAACCTTGCATGTTCGTGTTAGATTCTCTAGGTATGCTTTCGACAGAGAAAGAGATAAGAGATGCACTAGATGATAAGCAAGTAAGGGATATGACCAAATCCCAACTTGTTAAAGGTGCTTTTAGAATGCTCACTTTGAAACTTGGTCAAGCAAACATTCCACTTATAGTCACCAATCATACCTATGATGTCATCGGTTCTTACGTCCCTACAAAAGAAATGGGAGGAGGTAGCGGCCTCAAGTACGCAGCGAGTACAATCATATATCTCAGCAAGAAGAAAGAGAAGGATGGAAAAGAAGTCATTGGAAACATTATCAAAGCAAAGACTCACAAATCACGTTTAAGTAAGGAGAATAAAACTGTTGAGATTCGTCTCTATTATGATGATCGTGGTCTTGATAAGTATTATGGTCTCCTTGAATTAGGAGAGATCGGAGGACTCTGGAAGAATGTAGCAGGAAGATATGAAATGAATGGTAAGAAGATCTATGCTAAACAGATCCTTGCTGATCCAGAAACATACTTTACCGATGAGGTAATGCAAGCCCTTGATGAAATAGCACAAAAGGAATTTAGTTATGGAGAAGGTTGAGTTTCTAATTCTTAGAAACCTTTTATATAATGAGGAGTATGTTCGCAAAGTAATTCCGTTTATTAAATCAGAATACTTTGAGGACTATAATCAAAAGGTTGTATTTGAGGAGATTGTAAACTTCGTTGAGAAGTACAATCAAACTCTTACACAGGAAGTTCTTTGTATCGAGACAGAAAAACGTCAAGATATTAACGATTCTTCATTTCAGGAGATAACTAAGTTAATTAGTTCTCTAGATAATACACCCTCAGAATTTAATTGGTTAGTAGATACCACTGAGAAGTGGTGTAGAGATCGTGCTATTTACTTAGCATTAATGGAATCAATCCAACTAGCCGATGGAAAGGATGATACTAAGGGAAGAGATGCTATTCCTGATATCTTATCTGATGCTTTGGCAGTATCATTTGATAGTAATGTAGGGCATGATTACTTAACAGATTACGAACAACGATATGAGTCGTACCATAGGAAAGAAGACAAGATACCGTTTGATCTCGAATACTTCGACAAGATTACGAAAGGAGGTATTCCGAATAAAACTCTCAACGTTGCTCTTGCTGGCACAGGGGTTGGAAAGAGTTTATTTATGTGCCATGTGGCTAGCAGTGTCCTCCTCCAAGGGAAAAACGTCCTCTACATCACTCTCGAAATGGCAGAGGAAAAGATTGCGGAGAGGATCGATGCTAACTTACTTAATGTTAATATACAGGACATAACAGATTTACCAAAAGTAATGTTTGAAGACAAGGTAACTAACCTTGCTCAGAAGACTCAAGGCACTCTTATCATTAAAGAGTATCCCACTGCGTCTGCACATAGTGGTCACTTTAAAGCATTGCTACAAGAGTTAGCATTGAAAAAGTCATTCAAACCTGATATAATATTCATAGACTATCTTAATATCTGTGCCTCATCAAGATACAGAGCAGGAAGTAACGTCAACTCCTACTCATACATCAAAGCCATCGCAGAAGAATTACGGGGTCTCGCAGTTGAGGCGAACCTTCCGATTGTATC